CAAAGTCTCTGGTCTTCATTCGCGCTTTTCGTGCGCCACTCCGCTTTCCTCTTGGAAATGGCTTTTACAATCGTTGTCGATGATCAAACTATCGCCTCGGTACTCATGTTTGTCAAGTGCGGGGGGTTTGCGGGGTTCTTCGCTGGGCTTGCGTACGTGGGTGTTTTCCACGCATGCGTGAGAGCCTCAGGGAGGATTCTCGGGTTTGTGGGATTTGTCCTCGCCACTTGTATCAGGTGGTGGAGGTACCACAACCAGGTGGGCGTAAAGGAGCTAGCCGTTTGTAGGACCGGGTTTGTCACCTATGGTGACAAGACGTTCTATCGGGACCCCTCTGATCTTGTTTTGTATTCCGTAAAACCGGCAAGAGCGAGGTTCGAGGGGGGGGAGTTCGTTTTAAGCGACTATGTCCTTGTGCCTGAGGAAACTGGCGCGATAGCGGAGTCGGCCCTCTATGGGTCGGAGCCCATCGCAACTCGCACCGTCGTTCCAAACGACTACGTGTCGATTTACGTTGTCCACGACGACGGGTACCACTATTTGGGTGGTGGTTACCGCGAGGCGTGTTTCCTTATTACGGCTGGGCATGCGATCACGGACTCCTGGGACCACAAACTGGCCTTGTCTAGGGATGGCAAGAAGTTTTACCATCCCGGTAAAGTCGAACGCCACCTCGTTAAGGAGGACTTTGTTCGCTGCACGGGGGATGACGTTGGCGCGTTTGAGCTCAGTCCGGCCGATTGGGCCGTTCTGGGCACGCGCAGCGTTAAGTCTTCGGTTTACAGCGCGACTGGAATGTCCCGGATCGAGGTGTTCGGGCGTGACCCCACCGGTGTTCTCAAGGCGGGGGTGGGTAATCTTCTCCCGCCCAGCCAGAAGCAACGGTTCATGGGGGTGGTGCCTCACTCTGCATCAACGATGAAAGGCTTCAGCGGTAGCCCCGTCTACACAATTGGTGAGGCCGGGCGAAAGATCGTTGGCCTGCACATCGCAGGTGGCAGTGGAACGGAGAATTACATGGCAAGTGTCCATGAGATTCATCAGCTGCGCCGGAAGTTGGGGCTCATTCCTGACGTTCCTATGGTGGCTGAGGTGTCTCCTCCGACGAAGCATCACCAGTTTGACCGCCATGAGTTCCGGGAAGAGGAGGAGGAGCTCGGACGTGCCTCCAAGCACGGGGGGACATTCGGGTTCTACGACGATCTGGCAGGGAAAGAGACCGCGGAGTGCGCGGTTGTTCCGCCCGCCAGCGCCGTGGATGCCGAATTTGTCCCTCCACCGGGGCTTGAGGCGCCAGACGGGGTGTCGGTCCCGACGACTAAGCTCTTTCCTGTGTCGGAACGGGTCACCGCGGCGCCGGAGGCCGCAGACCTTCCTAGCGCCTTTTCCGAGCAGCCGGTTGGGGACGAGGAGCCTGACGAGCTGGATTTCTCGAAGGTTCCCGAGGACGACCCTGTCCCTCCGATTGGCTTCAAGAGAGTGAGCGCAAAGAAGACGGGCGGCATTGGTGCTTTTCTTGGCACCACGGCGTTCGCGGGAGCCGTGATTGGCAGCGG